AGAAGAAACAGACGGGAGAGGACAATGGCGCCTCGGACAGCAGCAGCACCACAGACCATTCAGCCGGAGAACATTGGGGACGTTGAGGAGGGGTATGCCCCGGAAGCAGAGGGTGGGGTCGACGAGCTAGGCTTGACGCCGGAGGATCGCGCGGTCTTTGACGGCATGCGCGACGCCGACAGAGGCCTCCCCCAGCAGCCTGAGGAAGGCGAGGGAGAGGGTGAGGCGGCGCCCGGCACTGGAGAGCCCAGGCCTGTTTTGGACGCGCCACCGGCCCCAGGACCGGGCAAGAAACAGGCTCCTATTGAGGAGGAGCCCGACGAGCCCGACCAGATCACGCGAGATCCCCGGACCGGCAGAGAGCAGCGCACCATCAGCTTCGGCAAGCACCAGCGGCTGATGAACAAGGCGAGAGCCGACGTCGAGGCGCTTCGCTCCCAAGCCGAGGAGGGCCGGATCAGCCAAGCGAAGCTCGCTGAGCGGCTGTCGATCTTGAACGACGCTCTGACGGCGCCGCCGCCCCCGCGGCAGCTGACGCCCCAGGAAATGCATTATCAACGTCAGCAGGAAGCTCTGCAGAACCCGATGCTGGAGGACACCGTCGATCCCTCGGTCGACCTTGCCGCCTCGATCGCGCAGATGCAGCGCCGGCAGATCTTCCTGGCCAACGCCTCCATGCAGCAGCAGGAGGATACGCAACAGCAGCTGACCTATCAGAGCATGCTGCGAGATTATGTGCGCGACAGCGAGGCCTATTCGCGCACCGAGGAGGGGCAGAATTTTTTCGGAGACGATGGCGCTTACCAATTCTTGAAGAACAGCCGGTTGGTCGAGCTGAGCTTTTCGTTGTTCGACAAGGACCCGAGGGACCCAAATGAGCGTTTCACGCAGCCGGAGATCGATCAGATCATCGCCGAGTTCAACGCGGAAGAGAGGCAGCTAGTCAGCGATGCCCTGCAGAACCGCCGGAGCCCGGCGCGCACGGTCATGCGTTACGCTCGCGCGCGCGGCTGGCAGCCTCCTCAGCCCGCACAGCAACCCGTTCCTCCGGGAGCGCGGCTGCAAGCGCCGCAGCCCGGTCGGTCTCCGGCGCGGTCTCCGCTGGCTCCAGCGCAAGCGACGGGACGCAGCGCCGTGGCCCAGATCCAGGCTGAAAATGCTGGGGCGACGGCATCTCGCTCTCTGTCTGACGGCGGCGGTAGTCCACCGAGCGAACCGCTTTCGATCGAGCAGCTTTTGAGAATGGATGACAACGAATTCGGCATTTACATCGATAACCTGCCAAAGGCTCGGCTGGACTCGATCATGGGCAGAGACAACTTCCCCGGACGTGGGTAGCGGATAGAGGAGACAATCGTCATGAAAGCCATTGCTCTCACCTGCGCATTGCTTGCTCTCGCTTCCCCCGCGGCCGCGCAGTGCGGCTGCTATGGCTGGGGCGTTGGAGGATGGAATAGCTCGACATGGGGCGGTCCTGGCGCGCTGCCGGTGACGCCGGACTATGGCTATTACGGCGGTCCGGTGGTGATCGACCCGTTCCCTTCGATCTCGGGATACGGCTATCGCAACAGCTATTACGAGAGTGATGACGAGATCTACGGTTATCGGCCGCCATTAGGGACCTACGGTTATCGGCCGCCGCTTGTTCATCGCTTCGGCGGGCACCGCTACCAATGGGTGAGGGTCCGATAGGAGGGTGCCATGGCCTGTTTCGGTCTGGGTGTCATCGAGCAGCTACTGGTCTGGCTGATCATCGTTGTGGCGATCGTGGCCATCATCCGGCTTCTGATCCCGTTCCTCGACAGTATGACCGGTATTCCGATCATTGGCCGCGTTCTTGAGATCGTGCTATGGGCGATTGTGGCGATCATGATCCTCTATGTGATCTTCGGGCTGCTTGGCTGCCTCTTTGGTTCCGGCGGCGGCTTGCACTTCCCACATGGATAGAAATACCGGCACCCTTGACGGCGGAACCTAACCGTCCTAAAAATAGGGTCCGTTCTCAGGCTGTCGGTTGCGGATATGTCATCCCATAAACAGTTCTGGCCGGGTTAGTGCTAGCCGTCTCAAGTAGCGCCGAGGCCGACTCGATAAGCGGTATCGCTCCCGCAGGAAGCGCAAACACTCTGCACCCTCAACGCATATCGCAAAATGTGCCACGGGCCCCGTATGGGCCCGGGCGCGACCGCAGGGGTGCCACATGGCGACCACCAGTTTTCCCGTCAATGATGCGATGGCGGTCAAGCTCTGGAGCAGGGTTCTCGACTGGGAAGCATTGAAATACACGGCGATCTCCCCGTTGATCGGCGATGACGAGAACTCGATCATCCATATGCAGGACGCGTTGTCGAAAGGGCCGGGTGACGCGATCACCTATGCGATCGTCATGCAGCTCGCGCAGGCTGGTTTTTCTGAGAACCAGCTGGCGGAAGGCAATGGCGAGGCCCTGACGACCTATTCCGACCAGCTCGTCGTCAATGAGCTTATGGCTGTGGCTGGCGTCAAGAGCCGGCGCACCATCGACCAGCAGCGTGTCCCATGGGACTTGCGCAATACTGCGAAGAGCCGCTTAGGCGACTGGTACGCCAAACGCTACAGCGTGGCGTTCTTCAACCAAGTGTGCGGCTACTCGGTTCAAACCGACGTGCGCTATACCGGGCTCAACCCGGTGACGGCGCCATCGACCTCGCGCATCATCCGGCAGTCGAATCGTGCTTCCGACGACCTTCTGGTTGCCGGCGACACCTTCACGCTCGACATGATCGACAAGGCGAAGGAGGCGGCGATCACCGCGACCCCACTGATCCGTCCGATCCGCATCAAAGGCGAGGGTCCGCGCGCCAACGGCCGCAGCGATTACAACAACACGTTGGAAGACATGTATGTGGCATATCTTCATCCCTATCAGGTTACGGCGGTCCGCCGCAACACTTCGACTGGCCAATTCATCGATATCCAGAAGGCCGCGAGCATGGGCCGCGCGGACACCGGCAACCGCATCTTCAATGGTTCGCTCGGTATCTACAATTCGACCATCCTGCGCTCGGCATATGACGTCACGGATGGCGTATCTGCGGCCGGCGCCGACGTGCCGACCGTGCGGCGGGCGATCTTTCTCGGCGGACAAGCCTGTATGATGGGCTTCGGCCGCGACAATGGCCCCAGCAAATTGACGTGGAACGAGGAGCTGTTCGATCACAAGCGCAGGCTTGAGATCAGCGCGCTCACGATCCACGGGCTGAAAAAGACCCGGTACAACAACGTCGACTATGGCACGATCGTCATGGCGACCTATGCGCAGCCGGCAACGTAAGGAGGACAGATCATGGCCACCAACGTTTTAGGCACCGCTGCTCGCCAAGACCCGCGGCAAGTCTCAAATACGCTGAAGAAGACGATCAATTGGAACGACGCCGCATCCGGCGTTGCCGTTCCGATGGCGAACTATCTGCCTCAAGGTGCGTATATCATGCTCTGCTCGGTGGAGGTCGTGACTATCTTCAACGGCACCACGCCCACAATTACGGTCGGAACCAATGCCGGCAGCTGGAACAATATCGTGGCGGCTGCCGACGTGACATGGACGGCAACTGGCGTCACAGCGGTGGTGCGTGGTCTTGGTAGATCATTGACCGCGGCTGGTGATGTATTGCCGATGGTCACATGGAACGCGACCGGCGCTCCGAGTGCAGGACAAGCCATCGTCGTCATCGAGTTCGAGGGCGGATGGCAATCGTAACCTCCCAGCCTTGGGTCGGGCGGTTCCCATCCTCTTCCCGCCCACCCTCTTTTTGCGAGGGATAGGACCATGAAGCGATATCTTAGAGCGGCGGCCGCAGGCGCCATCTTCGGACTGGCTGCAATGCTCGTTCCTGCGCTCTCTGTTACTATTCTCGGTCGCGATACGACGAACTATCGCAACATCATGCAAGCCGGCATCTCAGCATTGACGCCAGAGCATGGCGTCACGGCGACTCCGTCCGGCACGCAGGCGACATCCTATCAACTCACTGCTGGTATTTCATTCGTAACGACGGTGGCTACGATCGGCGACGGCGTAAAATTGCCGTCGATCACGGCAATCGGCGCGCCGACGAACCTTGATGGCGCACTCAATGTCATCGTCGTGAATAACACGGCGAATTCGATGAACGTATTCCCATTCCTGGCGACCGATGTGATCGTCAGCAATGGCACCGCAGCAGGTGCTGGCGCGGCTCTGGCAGTGGCGGCGCTCAAGAACGCCGATTGCTGGGCGAATACGGCGCTTGGCCGTTGGTATTGCACAGTCGGGTAAGCGCGGTCAGCCGCGGCTACCGCGGAGGAGGCGCTAACCATGCGGACACTTCTTGCCATCCTGTTTCTTTTGGCCCTGTCGGCCGTTTGCGAAGCCCAGACGATCCCGACATGCACGCCGCCCTGCACGCAGCAGCAACTGCTCAATGACGTGCAGACGCAATTTCCGGATCAGAGCGCGGGAGGCATCACACCCGCCACGCTGCGGCAGTTTCTCAACAACAGCATTTATTCGATGTTGCCGACGTCGCCGCTCATTGCCAATGCTCCTGCCTGCTATTTCGGGACCACCGGCCTCACCAACAACTGCACAGCTGCCATTGCCATCGCACAAGGCGGCACTGGCGCAACGACGCAGCCGGGTGCGGCGGCCAATGTCTTCCCCACGGTCACGCGGGCGGGAGACGTCGCCTATTGGAACGGATCACAGTGGATCACGCTTGCCGGCAATAACGGGACGACAGCCGTATTGCAGGAAACTGCTGCGGGCGTCCCATCATGGGCGACCAGTCTCTCGGGCATCGCATTGCCGACGCCTGTCCGAGCCGGGGATATCGTCTACTGGAATGGATCGGTCTGGGTGACGCTTGCCGGCAATATCACGACGATCGGCGTCCTGCAGGAAAGCGCCACTGGCGTTCCGTCATGGACGAGTAGTGTGACGAACCTCGCATTCCCGACCCCGACGCGGGCCGGTGACGTCGCCTACTACAACGGCACACAGTGGGTGACGATCCCTGGCAACAATACCGGGACGAACTTCCTTGCCGAAAGCTCAGCCGGCGTTCCGGCATGGAGCCAGCCAGTGGCTGTGACGTCGGTGTCATGCGGCCAAGGGCTGTCTGGCGGGACCATCACCACCACCGGCACCTGTAACGTGTCATTGACAAATGTGACGCAATCGATACCTGCGGATATTCTGCTCAATAACATCGCGAACTACTTCGATGGGCCAAGCGTGGGGCAGGGGACGACGGGCACATGGTTCGCGTCGGGGACGGTGACGTTGAATGATACGGCTGCGGCAACGTTTTACTGCAAGCTGTGGGACGGCACGACTGTGATCGACAGCTCCGCCACGCAGATCCTCGGTGCGGCGACGACCAAGATGACGCTATCCGGCGTGCTGGCTTCGCCGGCCGCCAATATCAGGATCAGCTGCAAGGACATCAGCGGGACAACTGGCAAGATCGCGGCCAATACCAGCGGCAATTCCAAGGACAGCACGGTCACTGCGCTGAGGATACAATGAGCGATATCGATCGTGCATTCAGTCCCGGGTTTAGCGCCGGCTTCGAAGGCGGCGGGGCCGCTAATGATCTTCAGACGATGATCTTCCGTATTGCTGGCGAATTGGGAGCGCGCTTCGATCTCGCCGGCACTCCTGGCACAGCGACGAGGTCACGGCCGAACGCCGAGGCGATCCGCAACGCGATCAACACCGCGATCTTCGAGTACCAGAAACACCGTTTCCGCTTCAACGAGATCGACCCGGCAATGCCGACGACGTTCGAGACGGTGCCGCTGCAGTCGACCTATTCGACCGCGGACTGTCCGGCCATCTCGACGATGTTCATGATCGACTATATCAACATCCAGATCGGCAACACGCTGATGAAGCTCTCGCAGAACACGCCAGAGCGCCAGCATCTCAACATCCAACTCTATACACAGTTCGGGCTGCCGACGAGCTACGCATATGAAGGCAATACCTTGATCCTTTATCCGGTGCCTGTGAGCGCCTATAAATGCTGGATCGGATGTCACCTTGCGATGCCGCCGCCAGCATCGGATACCGAGGAGAATAATGTTTGGATGACGCCGCGGAACGCAGAGCGGCTGATCCGCTGCCGCGCCAAGTACGAGATCGCGGTGCATGTGACGCGAAACCCGACAATGGCGCAAGCGATGTCGCCCGACAATGGCGAGACCTACAGGTCCTACATGGAGCTGAAGCGTGAGGGCAACAAGATCACATCGACGCTATCGCGCATGAGACCGATGAAGTTCTAATGATATGAGACCGATGAAGTTCTAATGATATGAGACCGATGAAGTTCTAATGATATGAGACCGATGAAGTTCTAATGATATGAGACCGATGAAGTTCTAATGATAT